CCGGCGCTCATGGTTAGGCAAGTCCAAACAGCCTTCGCGCCCGCCGACTGATGCAATTCAGGCCTTATCTTGCACATACCTTCGAGGACGGCGGATCGAAACGCCGTTTGAACCGCGCGAGCGTCGGACCCGTTCTCATTCTTAAAAACGGGCGCGCTCTTGACCATATCGGCAAGCGAAGCGCGCATGGCGTCGATGACTTCGCCTTTACGGTTTACGACGCTGAACGCGAGCGGCGCGGCCAAGATAGGGCCGGTAAGTCCGGCAACCATCATGTCAGAGGCGCTGGCCTTGCCAGCCTTGGCCTTGTCTGCATGTTCGCCCGCCGCGTATGCGAGGCCGCAAGCTTCAAGGATCATTTGCGAGGCGGTATCGGTTTTCTTGGACATATCATTTCTCCAAATGTGCGCGGGACCATCCCGCGCCGACAACCCGTTATCCCACGCAGGGTTTGCAGTGTCAAGTTAGCCTAGACGCCTGGGATAACCTGGCAGGACAAGCGAAGGCCGACTTATCCCAGGCGTCTAGGATAACCGGGCGGGGCGTGCGGGGGAGGGTTATGTTATACCGTAACAGGCGACCCCCACGGGACCGGCACCCCCCAAGGTATAGATAGGATTCCGGGCGCGCGCGTATACATATTAGTTTGCACATCCGACGTCGCTAAACCCAAATCAGACCCCCCACCCCCCTTCATTTTCTAGACTTACACTGCCTACCCCTAACTATTAGGAAGACCCCCCTTAGAGGGACCCATACCTCCCCCTTCATTTTCTAGACTTACACTGCCTACCCCTAACTATTAGGAAGACCCCCCTTAGAGGGACCCATACCTCCCCTTTACGTGGCTATATGTATTCTGCTACGCAGAGCTTCTGCTCCTACAAGCGGATGCTGCAAACCATGTCGATTATTAAGCTAACCCCGTCAGAAGAGTTTCCGTTGCCTTTCAGCACGGACGACGAGGAGCCAAAGACTTTCCCCGAAGAAGTGGCGGTTGCGGCAAACACCGCAGAACTGCTGGAAGAACTTGGTGCACCGCTGGAGGTGGACCCGACTACGCTTGAGCAAGAGAAGGCGCTTATTGACGCCGTGGCTCGTAAGCACGAGCGAGAACCCCTGAAAAACTACGGCACCGCACTGGCGGCGAGCGGGTTCCTAAGAAACTATGGGCATAATCTGGCCTTCGATGTCGGCCAAGTGCGCGCTGCTCTGACTAATAAGCTGCTGGAGATTGCCTGCTGCGGTGACGTCAAGGCGGAGCTTAGGGCTATTGAGCTACTAGGAAAGCATAGCGACATCAGCCTGTTCACGCAGCGAAGCGAGATCAACATCAACTACAACAGTCCAGAGGCTCTGGAGTCAGCGATTAAGGAGCGGGTCAAGCGCCTGCTGAACGCCGACGTGATCGACGTCACTCCGCTGGGGGTGGACTTGGACGAGGAGCTGGGCGTTTACGAGCGGCAACTCCCAAACCAAGAAGACGAGACGTCGGAATAACCCGTGGCTAAGCGTGGGCGTCCAAATATGAAGGTGCTGGGAGAGATCAGCCTAGCTGATATCCCTAAAATCCTACCGTCACTGCCTGTCCACGAGCAGGAAGTACTGCTGGCTGAACTCGACAAGCTTGCTGAGCTTCGTGGGCGGCAGGTTATGCAGGACAAGTTCCTCGGGTTCGTCAAAGAGGTCTGGCCTACGTTTATCGCCGGTCGACACCACGCCAAGATGGCCGATGCGTTCGAGCGCGTGGCTAGGGGTGAGCTTAAGCGGTTAATCATAAACATGCCGCCTAGGCATCGTATTGATATTAAAGAAGAAATCCCGACTACTACCGGGTTTCGCACGGTGGAGGATATACAGCCTGGGGAGTATGTGTTCGCGCCCTCGGGTGCGCCGGTACTCGTTACCGGTAAGTCTGCTGTGTACGAAGAGCGTCTGTACGAGGTACGCACCAGTGATGGGCAAACACTGCGTTGCGATGGAGAGCACCTGTGGACTGTGCGGTTTGGCTCTAACGACAAACCGTTTGTAACACTGTCTACCCAAGATATCTTGCACAAGCTGGAGACTGAGAGTTGGCGCAAACACGGCAATTTACCGCTACTACCCAACCTTTCCCCACTCCAATATCCCGAGCGCCTTCTCCCTATTAACCCCTACGTGCTCGGCGTGTGGCTGGGCGATGGAAGTTCCTACGGGGCTAGTATTGGGTGTTCCTACGCCGACATGCCCGCGATGCGGGCACAGGTTGAGTCTTGCGGGTACGAGACTACCCACAATCCGAAGTTTCAGCAGTTTACCGTCCTCGGGCTCCACGCTCAGCTTAGGGAAGCTAACCTCCTCAAGAACAAACATGTCCCGGAAGTATACCTCTGCGCTTCGGTAGAACAGCGTATGGCTCTTTTGCAGGGACTTATTGACACAGACGGAGATGTTACGAAGGAAGGCAAGGTTACTTTCAACAGTAGTAACGAGAAGCTCGTCGACTCTGTTCTCTGTCTACTCCACGGGTTGGGGGTTAAGGCGCGGAAGACCTATCGGCAGACGAGCTACAAGGGGAAACCGAGCCAGCCGTCGTTCCGGGTTATGTTCAAGCTGGCTGGTGCCGCGCGGCTACCGCGTAAGGCTGAACGCTGTCGCGCTACGGAGGGTAACTGGGCGCGTAGTATAGATGTAAGGCGTCTGGATGGTGTTGCGGCTGTTCAGTGCCTTCAGGTAGCCAACGAAGACGGACTATTCGTCGCGGGCCGTGGGTGCTTGGTCACACATAATACCAAGTCGGAGTTCGCCTCTTACCTCCTCCCTGCGTGGTTCTTGGGTAAGTACCCACATAAGAAGATTATCCAGTGCTCACACACGGCGGAACTGGCGGTCGGCTTTGGCCGTAAGGTGCGTAACTTGGTGGACACGGACACCTACCACCGCATCTTTCCTGATCTGAACTTGGCTACCGACTCTAAAGCGGCGGGCCGCTGGAACACAAACAAGGGCGGGGACTACTTCGCCATCGGTGTCGGCGGTGCGGTGACGGGTAAAGGGGCCGATCTGCTCATCATCGACGACCCGCACAGTGAACAAGAGGCCGCTCTGGCCGAAGTAAACCCCGATATCTACGACAAGACCTACGAGTGGTACACGTCGGGACCCCGTCAGCGCCTGCAACCGGGTGGCGCTATCGTAATAGTTATGACTCGATGGTCGAGGAGAGATTTAAGTGGCCAGATTCTCAAGGATGCGACCCAAAACGACAGCCTTGGCGAGTGGGAAGTCATTGAGTTTCCGGCGATTTTGCCGTCCGGAGCCCCGCTGTGGCCTGAGTTCTGGAGTATTGAAGAACTAAATAAAGTAAAACGAGACGTTCCTAATAGTAAATGGCAAGCACAGTACCAGCAAAACCCCATCAGCGAGAGTGCGGCTATAGTAAAGCGCGAGTGGTGGCGGGAGTGGAACAGCGACGTGCCCCCGAGGTGCGATTTCATCCTCCAAAGCTGGGATACGGCCTTCGAGAAGAGCCAACGTGCCGACTATTCGGCGTGTACTACGTGGGGAGTCTTCTACAAACCGGACGAATCTGGGGCAGATCAGGCCAATCTTATCCTCTTGAACGCATTCCGGGACCGCATGGAGTTCCCGGAACTGAAAAAACTTGCCCTTGAGGAGTACCAAGAGTGGCAACCGGACGGTGTCATCATCGAAAAGAAGGCTTCCGGGGCTCCGCTCATCTACGAACTGCGGTCTATGGGCGTCCCTGTGCAGGAATTCACCCCGACGAGGGGTAATGACAAGATTTCGCGCCTAAACGCGGTCGCGGACGTCTTTGCGTCGGGAAGAGTATGGGCTCCGCCCACCAGATGGGCCGAAGAAGTCATAGATGAAGTGGCTTCTTTCCCTTCTGGACAAAACGACGACTACGTTGACTCTGTTTCTATGGCTTTACACAGGTTCCGCAGGGGTGGGTATATCAGCACCAACCTCGACGAGCCTGATGAACGCGTGTATTTCAAGTCTAAGCGGGCTCAAGGGTATTATTGATGGTTACTCAGTCTCATCGTGGCCGTAACGAGTTGTTGCCGCGCCTCACCGCACAAGTGGGCGACGAAGGACTTGCACGCGCCCTACTTATTAAACGTGGGGACATGACTAAGAGCGGTAAACTCACCGCAAAAGGCCGCAAACGAGACTCAATGACCGCTAAAGAGCGCGCTGTAGACCGGGCTGCTAAAGCCAGCAATAAGCCCAAGGGTGCTTATACCTACAATGCGCGTTCTAACCGGGCTGTTCTCAAAGGAAAAAAGTAATGGCCATCGACAAGTCGCTTAGCCAAGCGCCTCTTGGGTTGAATCCGGACGATTTTACTTCGGATGAGCCCGCTATTGAGATCGAAATCGTCGAAGATGAGGGCGATGACGGCGGTAGTGTCGAGTACGAGGAGTACGGCGACGCTGAAGAAGGCGACTTCAACGAGAACCTAGCGGAATCGCTTGAGGACAGCCTGCTGACCGAGATCGCGTCCGATTTGCTGAGCGAATACGAGGAGGACGTCTCCTCCCGTAAGGACTGGATGCAGACTTATGTCGACGGGCTGGAGCTTCTGGGCCTGAAAATCGAAGATCGCACCGAGCCGTGGCCGGGGGCCTGTGGCGTCTATCACCCGCTCCTCTCCGAAGCCCTCGTCAAGTTCCAAGCTGAGACGATGATGGAGACGTTCCCGGCTCAGGGGCCGGTGCGTACGCAGATCATCGGTAAAGAGACGCCTGAGAAGCGCGACGCAGCCACGCGCGTGCAGGACGATATGAACTACCAGCTGACTGAGCGGATGGTGGAGTATCGCCCCGAGCATGAGCGGATGCTGTGGGGTCTGGGGCTGTCGGGGAACGCCTTTAAGAAGGTCTACTTCGATCCTAACCTTGATCGCCAAGTGGCGATGTACGTCCCCGCTGAAGACGTCGTGGTGCCCTATGGGGCCTCTAACCTAGAGACGTCGGAACGCGTGACTCACGTCATGCGTAAGACCCCCAATGAGGTGCGAAAGCTCCAAGTGTCGGGGTTTTATCGTGAGGTGGACCTGCCTGAGCCCACCGACACGCTTGACGACGTCGAGAAGAAAATCGCCGAGAAGATGGGCTTTAGGGCCACGACTGACGAGCGATACAAGCTTCTTGAGATGCACGTCGACCTTGTTCTTGTACGCGATAAGTACGCCAAGGAAGAGGCTGAAGTCGGTGTGGCGCTGCCCTATGTGGTGACGCTGGATAAGAACAGCCAAACGGTTCTGTCGATCCGCCGCAACTGGGACCCGGAAGACAAGAACAAGGCCAAGCGCAATCACTTCGTGCACTACGCCTATGTGCCGGGGTTTGGCTTCTATGCCTTCGGCCTGATCCACCTCATCGGGGCTTTCGCCAAGTCGGGCACCAGTCTGATCCGTCAGCTGGTGGACGCGGGCACGCTGAGCAACCTGCCGGGCGGCTTCAAGACGCGTGGCCTGCGGGTGAAGGGTGATGACACCCCCATCGCTCCGGCTGAGTGGCGAGACGTCGACGTCGCGTCGGGTACGATGCGCGATAACATCATGCCGCTCCCGTATAAGGAGCCGTCGCAGACCCTGTTTGCTCTTCTCCAGAATATCGTGGACGAGGGCCGCAAGTTTGCTGGCGCGGCGGACCTGCAAGTGTCGGATATGTCGGCCCAAGCGCCGGTCGGCACCACGCTGGCTATCCTTGAGCGCACCCTGAAGCTTATGTCGGCGGTGCAGTCGCGCATCCACTACTCAATGCGCCAAGAGTTCCGACTGCTGAAGGGCATCATCGCTGCCTACGCCCCGGCGGAATACTCTTACGAGCCCGAAGAGGGCTCTCGCATGGCCCGTCGTAGTGACTACGATGCGGTGGATGTGATCCCCGTCTCCGATCCCAACGCCGCCACTATGGCGCAGAAAATCGTCCAGTATCAGGCGGTTATCCAGCTCGCGCAGGGCGCTCCTCAAATCTACGACCTGCCGCACCTGCACCGTCAGATGCTGGAGGTTCTGGGTATTAAGAATGCCGACAAGCTAGTCCCGCTGAAGGGCGGCGACGACATGAAGCCGCGCGATCCGGTGTCCGAGAACATGGATATTATGAATGGCAAGCCGGTCAAAGCCTTCATCGAACAGGACCACCAAGCCCACCTCACGGTCCACCTGAGCGCGATCCAAGACCCCAAACTGGCTCAGCTTATGGGGCAAAACCCCAACGCTCAGTCCATGATGGCTGCCGCCATGGCCCACGTGCAGGAGCACTTGGCGTTCGAGTATCGGCGTCAGATCGAAGAACAGGCTGGTGTCCCGCTGCCTCCGCCGGGGGCTGAGATGTCGCCGCAAACCGAAGTGGCTATCTCACAGCTGGCGGCAGCCGCCGCTCAGCAACTCCTCCAGAAGAACCAAGCTGAGGCAGCGCAGCAACAGGCGCAGCAAGCGGCACAAGACCCTGTTGTCCAAATGCAACAGCAAGAGCTGCAAATCAAAGCCAAGGAGGTCGAGCTTAAGGAGAAGAAGCTCATGATCGACGCGGCTGCGACGAACGACAAGATCGACGTCGAGAAGGAACGCATCGCCGCCCAAGAGCGGATCGCGGGCCTACAGGTTGGGGCCAGGGTCGCCACCGACAAGGCTGGCCTGTCGGCCAAGCAAGAACTCGAAGGGCTGCGGATCGGTGTTCAGATCGCCAAGGAGAGCCAACAAGGCGCTCAGGGGCAGGAAGCTCACCAGATGCAGATGGCGCAAGCCATAAAGGAGCTACAAGCCCCACCCGAAGAAACAGAAGAACCCACCCAAGAGGAGACTGAATGACGGATATATTGAAGTACCTGTCCAAGAAGATACAAGACGAGTTGAAGGTTATCGAAGAAGATACCGCGAAAGGAACGGCTAAAGACTTCGGTGACTACAAGTTTGCATGTGGCATTTATCGCGGGCTCCTGATGGCTAACAACATCATCATGGAGACTGCTCAACGGATGGAAAATGACGATGACTGATACAGAGGACAAGACTCTGTTGATTGCCCCCGATATTCAACGACTCGGGGAAACTACTGAACTTCCAAAGAACGACGAGCAAAAAGCAAAGCAGGTTCCGGACCCATCGGGTTATCGCATCCTGTGCGCCATCCCCGAGATCGAAATTAAGACTGAGGGTGGCATTCTAAAGTCCGATCTTACTATGCAGTACGAAGAGCTAACTACGCCTGTACTGTTTGTCATGAAGGTCGGCCCTGACGCCTACAAGGACGAGAAGCGTTTTCCTTCTGGTCCGTGGTGTAAGGAAGGCGACTTTATTCTCACCCGACCCATGGCTGGCTCCCGCGTAAAGATTCACGGGCGCGAGTTCAGGATCATCAATGACGACAGCGTTGAGGCTGTTGTCGAAGACCCGAGGGGGATTACCCGTGCTTAAAAACGGGCGTAGCCCGTACAGAGGAGAATACAATGGCTGAAAGTAAAGAGGACGACTTCGAGTACGAAGTCGAAGGCGGCGATGCTGCTGAAAAGCCGGAGATCGTCGTTGAGGACGACACTCCGGAAGAAGACCGAGGTCGAGAACCGCTCCCGAAAGAGATTGTTCAGGAGCTGGAAGCCGATGAACTCGATGACTACTCCGAGAAGGTCAAGATTCGTCTGAAGCAGATGAAGAAGGTCTGGCACGACGAGCGCCGCGAAAAGGAACGCGAAGCTCGTGAAAAGGCCGAGGCCCTCTCTGCTGCACAGCGACTGTATGAGGAGAACCAGCGGTTCAAGGAGATGCTGAGCAAGGGGCAGACTACGCTCCTGAGCAGCTTCAAGCAGAACGCTGAGTTCGAAGTGCGCGATGCTGAGCGCGCGTACAAAGAAGCCTATGAGAGCGGTGATTCCGATAAGATCATCGAAAGTCAGCGTCGCTTGTCGGAAGCTACTTATAAGCTCCATCAAGTAAACAACTACCAACCCACTTTACAGACTACAGATAACGATGTACCCAGAGAGGAACCGGTAGTTCAGGCTCCTCGGTTGGACCCTAAAACTGTTGCGTGGCAAGAGCGCAATACGTGGTGGGGCTCTGATGCGGAGATGACTGCTTCGGCGCTTGGGCTTCACCAGAAGCTCATAAATGAACGTGGCCCCGGATACGTGGGCACCGACGACTACTGGGCAACCATCGACAAAACGATGCGTCGCCGGTTCCCCGAGTACTTCGGGGAAGAAGAAGTGGTTACCAAGCCGCCTTCGCGTGAGCAGAAGGTTGCGCCAGTCGTAGCTCCAGCTTCACGTAGCCGATCCCCCAAAAAGATCGTGCTCAGCCGCACCCAACTCACAATCGCACAACGACTTGGGCTGACCCCTGAGCAATATGCTCGTGAAGTCGCCAAGATGGGAGAATGAAGATGACTGGACAACCGCTCGACGAATTTGAAGGTAGCCTCGGCACCGACCGCGCCCCGCGTAAGACGCGTGCTCAATCCGAACGCCCCAAGGTCTGGCAGCCTGCTTCAATGCTGCCGGAACCGGACAAGCAACCGGGTTACACGTATCGTTGGGTTCGTGTTGCTACTCTGAACCAGAACGACCCCCGCAATATTTCCGCTAAGCTGCGGGAAGGCTGGGAACCCGTCCGGATCGAAGAGCAACCGCAATTCAGGGCGATGGTCGACCCCAATAGCCGCTTCAAGGACAACATCGAAGTCGCTGGGTTGCTGCTCTGCAAGGCCCCCCGAGAACTGATGCTTCAGCGCAAGGAATACTTTGCCAAGAAGAATCAGGCTCAAATGGAGTCTGTCGACAACAACTTTATGCGAGAAAACGACTCTCGTATGCCGCTCTTCCGGGAACGGCGCTCTACGACGTCGTTTGGTTCTGGCAGATAAACTAGGAGCTAATCATGGCATATCCCTCCGTGACCAGCCCTTATGGGCTCGTTCCGATCAATCTGATCGGCGGTCAGGTCTTTGCCGGTTCCACCCGACTGCTGCCGATTGCCACCAACTCCTCGACCGCCATCTACTACGGTGACGTCGTGAAGCTGCTGGCGGGCGGTACGGTGGGTAAGGATACCGGTACGGACGCGGCCACCCCGGTCGGCGTTTTCCTCGGGTGCACCTATACGGACCCGACGTACGGCAAGACTTTCCGGCAGTATTACCCCGGCACGACCAACATCAGCGACATTCAAGCCTATGTGCTGGATGACCCGGATGCTCTGTTCAAGGTCGCGGTGTGCGCTGGCACCAACTCGAACACCATCAGCTATGTCACTCAGGCGGTTGTGGGTTCGAACCTGAAGCTGGCGAACGGTGCGAATAACACCGGCTCGACCACCACGGGCAACTCGAAGGTTGGCGTTGATTCGACCGAAGGCACTACTTCGACTTGGCCGATCCGCGTCGTGGATGTTGTCCCTGCTACCGCTACCGCTGGTAACCCCGGTTCCTATACCGAGGTCATCGTGAAGTGGAATCAGGGTATGCACCAATACCTCAACCCCACTGGCCTCGCGTAAGGAGACTGAACAATGGCTATTTCACGCGCACAACTCCTTAAGGAGCTTCTGCCGGGTCTGAACGCCCTGTTCGGCCTCGAATATGCTCGCTACGGCGAAGAGCATAAGGAGATTTTCGACACCGAAACCTCCGAGCGTTCCTTCGAAGAAGAAACCAAGCTGTCGGGCTTCTCGGCTGCTCCGGTTAAGAACGAAGGTAGCGCCATCGCCTACGACAACGCGCAGGAAGTCTTCACTGCTCGCTATAACCACGAGACGATTGCCCTCGGGTTCTCGCTCACGGAAGAAGCGATTGAAGATAACCTCTACGACTCGCTGTCGTCCCGCTACACCAAGGCGCTTGCTCGCGCCATGGCGTACACCAAGCAGACCAAGGCTGCTGCGGTCCTGAACAACGGCTTCGACACCGACTACCCCGGTGGCGACGGTCAACCGCTGTTCTCGGCCTCGCACCCGCTGGTGTCTGGTGGAACCAACTCGAACATCCCCCAAACTCCGGCTGACCTGAACGAAACGTCGCTTGAAGCGGCTGTCATTCAGATCGCTGGCTGGACGGATGAACGTGGCCTGCTGATCGCGGCTAAGCCGCGTAAGCTGGTGGTCCCGCCGAGCCTGATGTTCGTTGCCACTCGTCTGCTTGAAACCGAACTGCGACGGTTCGATCCCGGAAGGTTACACCGTTAACCACTTCCTGACCGACACCGACGCTTGGTTCCTGACCACCGATGTTCCGAATGGTCTGAAGCACTTCGTCCGTACCCCGATGCAAAACTCAATGGATGGAGACTTCGATTCCGGTAACGTTCGCTACAAGGCGCGCGAAAGGTACTCGTTTGGTTGGAGTGACCCGTTGGGTATGTACGGTTCGGAAGGCGCACCGTAAAAAACCTAGAGAAATCAAGGTTTTGAAGGGGGCTTCGGCCCCCTTCTTTTTTAGTATTGACGTACAAAGCCTATTAACGTTACACCTAGTTTTGTAATTAGGAGTTATAGCTATGTCTGTCATTTACCGTATCCTCAACGTCGCCAACGATCACTTTTATGTCGGGAGCACAGTCAACGCGCGTCGCAGGCGTTGGGAGCATTGGGATGCTTTGAAGAAAGGTTCCCACCACTGCCAAGCACTACAAGAAGCGTGGAACGAGTTTGGCGAAGATGCGTTCGAGTTCGAGGTAATAGAGGAAGTCTCAGACCCCGCGCAGCTCCTTCAAATCGAAGAAACGTACCTCATAAAGCACTGCGGCAGTCATGATTGCTATAATACTGCCGTATCCGTTTATCAGTCGTCTGCGGCTCTCCCGCAGGTCCGAGAAAAAATAAGTGCCGCGCTTAAGGTAAAATACGCCAGCGGTTTTCACCCCCGTACAGGTCTTACGCACTCCGAAGAGACCAAAGCCAAGATTAGCGCCAAGATACAAGCTGCCGTGGTTGCTGGGCGCGCTGGTAAGTT